AGCATTACTACGTCAACAGAACTTGCAGTGTTCGAACTTACCTTAACACTATGTGTGGCTTCTAGCACTACTTTTTGATATCCGCCAACAATCACTATAGAACCACCACTTGGAACCGGGGCATCTTTAATCAAATGTGTGTCGTTCGATCCGTCGTTTACCACCGCGGTAATTAAAACCTGCGAGGCGGTAACGTTCGATACGGTCAAACCAATAACCGTTGTAGCTGTTGATGAAGGAACCGTGTAACTGCCTACCGAAGTAAGCGAAGTGCCTACAGTTCTTGAAAGTTTATTTTTAAACGTATTTGCCATTGTCTATCCTATCCAAGTGCGATCGCTAGGGCCACCGCTGTACCAGCAGGGTCTACGTCTAAAGATGTTTGTGCGGCCGCAACGGTAGAAGCACCTGTGCCCCCGTCTGCAACTGCTAAATCAGTTATACCAGAAATTACGCCGCCTGTAATGTTTACTGACGACATGGCTAAATTTGCCGTAAAATCAAATACCGCGGCTCCGGAACCCGCACCATCTGTGTAAATTAGTTTTGTATCCCCGTTGGCTACTGTAACGTTAGCTCCTGTACCCTGAGAAAATATAGCCGATTGACCCGAATTGTTGTAAACCATGTAGGTTTTCTGAGCATCGTTAGGTGCAATCGTAATAGTGTTTGTTCCAGAAGGTGATCCCCCTAATACCAAAACTTTGTACATACCATCAGATAATGTACAGTCTGTAGTTGTTAGAGTGTGCGTCGTACCAGAAAGAGTTATGGTACCGACCCCCGTGAGAACGCGGTCTACAATTTGTAAGTTAAGGTTAGTTGTGTCACCCCACGCGCCCGACTGCTCACCTGTTGCGATAAGCTCTATGCCGTTTGCTGTTGTATATGTACTTGGCATGTTTTTCTCCTACGCCGCTATTTCCGTCCATCCCGGTGATTGAGAGGGTTCTACTTCATCCCATCCCGGGGTTTGTGACGGTGCGATACCATTCCAGTTTGGGTTTTGATTTGGATCAACTTGGCTCCAAACAAAAACTTCGCCTAGCTCGGCTGTAGCAGATACCCCCGTCACAGAGGTATTCGCTTCGGCAATTACTGTTACAGTACCAACATTTCCGGTACTTTCCAACCCTGTTACTGGAACAATGACTCGAATGCCGACTTCGACGTCACCTAATCCACCAGAAGCACTAACCCCAGTAGGCTGTACAAGGGCGTTTGAACTAACTGATACAGTGCCTAATGCGCTCGTTGCAGAAAGCCCTGTTGGTAAAACCAGAGCGTCCGCTTCAACAGTAACCGTTCCTATTGATCCTGTAGCAGAGATACCCGTGGCCGGTACGACTGCTTCCGCTACAATTTCTACAGTGCCTGTCGATCCGGTTGACGTAACGCCCGTAACATCAACATCGGCGTTAGCCGAGACCACCACCGAACCAACAGAGGTGGTTCCTTCTAACCCAGTAAGGGAAACATTAGCATCTGCTACAACAGTAGTTGATCCAATTTGTCCCGTGCCTGCAACAGTTGTTGGTAAAACAACCGCATCCGCGGTTACGGAGACAGACCCAACAGAGCCCGTGGCTGTCTCTCCTGTAACCACAACATTAGCATCTGCCACAACAACGACAGAGCCAATTCCACCCGTCGCCGCAATTCCCGTTACAGGAATATTGGCTTCAGCCGAAACAACAACGGAGCCGACCGCACCAGTAGCGGCCTCCCCCGTAACAACAACCGGGATAGCTGTGTCCCAAGGACCTTGGGACCATGTACCTCTTCCCCATCCGGTTATTGCGACCATAAGGAGTTACCTCTTAGGCGATACGGATAATGGCGTTGCTTGCGTCCGCTGTTGGAAACTGTATAGTAAAGTCGCCGTTAGTGGATGTTTTGTCAGCACCAAAATCTAATATGGCAACCGCATCAGTTGTGCCCGAGCCGCCGCCTGTTTGAGTGTTATAGATCATTGCACCACGCGCTGTGATTGTTGATGACGAGAAGGTCAAATCATTAAAATCAGTAAACGCCGTTGTACCAGAGCTTGTCGGAGTAACGTTTGTTAACGCACCGCCGCCCGCACTATAACCCGTGCCAGAGGCTTCGTTAGTAGTGGAATAATCTGTTGTTGCAGCACTTAGAGTAGCACTACTTGTAAACAGAGCAAGCTTCATTGCATCGGCTCCGTTTGTAAAATCGTGTTTTCCTTCAAGTAATTCTTTCTTGAAAGACGTACACATTGCTTGTGTGATCGCCATTTTAAAGTCTCCTTATTGCGTCAGCCAGTTCGGGGTGCCCTGCTTCTCGTAGGGCATTATACACAGTTGTTCTGTCGCTACGAATAGCTTCTCGCATGTAAAACGCAACGACTTTCTCCATGTGTCTTTGAAACGCTTTGGCTTGATCACGTATAACGGGATGAGTTCCGTCAGACACGCTAATCAGCTTTTCAACACAGCGTTCCGCAACTTCGTCCGGAGAGAAACCCCTGTTTTCAGTGGTTTTTACCACTAAAACCGGGTCTTCCGGGATGTTTACATCTATTTTAAACATTATTGCTTCTCTCTTATTACTCTTCCAACGCGATATTCTTGCGTGGTCTCTTTGGCTTCGCCTAACATTTTAAGCCCCATCAAGGATTCTTGGAATCGCTTGTCATAAGTAGCCATTATGTCTTGCTCACCCTTCATAAATAAATAGGCTTCTATCAAACTACCATATAAGAGCGCTAATTCTCCATTTGTACTCAACCAAGTTGTTCCACTGCCCGCACCGGCTGTCAAACTGGTAGGTCTGTATAAGTAGTGAAGCTCTACTGTTAAATTAGACGGTGGTGTGGGGGCAACAATGAAGTTATCCACGTCAAACTGCGCGTAATACTGCGGAGACCCCGTTGTAGCAACGTTTGGATTGTAACTTTGAACAAAACTAACATCTTTGAACTCCACAAAGACCTTGTTACTGCTTCCGTCCGTAAAACTTAGAGAAAAAGGAGCTAAAAAGTCGCTGGGACAGTTTAAATAGGGGTTATTAGAGGTCAAATTAGCTGTTTGGTTTCTGCGAAACAGGTCTAACTGTATGTTTTTTAGTATGCGCTCTTCCGAAGCTCGAATAAATACAGGAAGATTGTTCACAAAAGACGTTTCTGTGTTCTCTGTATAATCTTGAATTGCTTGTTTAAGCTGATCGTATGTAAAACTCATGTGATTACCACCGTGACATAGCCGATTTGTCCAAAAGCAGACACTGGCCGGTTATTTGGTTGCAGTACAGTAGGCATACCCACTGTGACGACGGAAGGTTCTACGCGATCAGGACGAGCGTTTTGTAGTGCCTCCGGGTCTACGACCTTTCTAAAAGGGCCTAATTGAGGTTGCTTAGATTCAAACTCATCTTTTCCGACAAGAAGTCCGTTCCATTCTTTACGCATATCTTTATATCGGTACCTAAATCCCGATCTATCTGATATGGCGTATGAATTTTTACCGGATGCGAACTTAGACATTAACCCACCCTATAATATTCGTATTTAGGAACAACGTTGAAAGAAGAACGATCTCTATCTTCTGTCGCCGCCCTGTCAAACTCTTCTTCATAAACCGCTTTTAACATTTGAACGCGGTTTGGAGCGCGTTTTAAAGCAATATAATAAGCAAGCCCCGCCGCTAAACAAGGGTAAAACCTAAAGGGCATATCCACAGTGTTTGTGTATACATCCGCATCATCCATGCGTGTTAAAGCGTCATAATACACAACGTCTGTGTTATTATCAGGCACCGGCCATAGGTTTAAAACGGGTGTGACTTGTCGATCTAAGAAGAACTGGTTTACACGCCCTTGAGTTGTTTTGTTTGGAATACTTAAAAACCCATCACGACTCAAACGCTCTAGCGAGTAATCTGTCCCATTGCGCCTTACCACAACAGAAAGCACGTCGATAACGTCTGCACCTAAATCATAGTTTCCATCGGCCGCAACCATTGTTACAGTGCGTTGCTTTATAGTCCATTGATTAAGACCGCGGTTAGCCCAATCTGCAAGCAACAGATTGAGAGAACGTTTCGCAGTTTTAAGGTCGTAACCAGTACGAACCTCAAGCCCACAACGCTCGAACGCCTCCTCGACGTACTCAGCAACGTCTAATTCAAAATCTTTGCTTCCAGATACTGCCATTTTACTTCTTCTTTACAGCGCCACCACGGCGCATTTTCTTAACCATGCCGCCACTTCGCATCTTTTTTACCATGCCTCCGCTACGCATTTTTTTAACCATGCCGCCTTTGCGCATTTTCTTTACTTTACGAGGTTTCATCGCCATTTTTTAATCTCCTGTAAAATTTTTTACGTTTTTCATAGATTTCCAAAGCATTATACTCAGGATCATAGATACCATAATAACCTTTTTTGTCCAACTTGTCTGCCGATTCCTGCAATTTAGACAATCTTTGAATAAATATCATTGCATATGGAGTGTCTGTTTCCGCCTCAAACTCAGCTTCTTCCACAAACTCGTTCTGTTCGTCATCAGGGTGAAAGCCCATTAACCATATATCTTTATCGATAAATGCCCCCGTAGAAATAAACTCGTTTAAATCATCTAAATACTCATGAAAAGCTTCCGGGTCTTTATCGTTGGATAAGTCAGCTAATATAGCTAATTCAAACTTATCGTCGAATTGAGATATACAGGAATACAGACTTTGGTAGTTTTCTTCATGTTTAAATAAAATAGCTACCTTATCTTCAGCCCATGCTTGTCTAGCATAAGGACAAGGCGGAACGCCATTAAAGTGAGGGCTGGGTATTTCCAAAACCTCTTTAGACCAACGCCTGATTTCTTTTTGAATGTTATTTTCTAGGGATGCCATCATGATTGCGTTACCGATCCCTTTGTTCTTTTTCGTCTTTCACTCATTATTGCACCGCAACCACGAGCAACGGCTGTTCCGGGTACGGATTTGCCGTTAAATTTTCGTTTAGGCTTAGTTACTTCTCCCCCAAGCCTCATTTTTCTTACCGTCGCCGCCTTTGTATTGGAAACAACCTGTTTGCCTTTAGCGCCTTCGCGTTTCTTTTTGCGAGCGGTCGAAGCCCGTTCAGATTTGCTAAGACTTTCTGCTTTAGATCGAGGTAAACACCGGTCTGGGTTCTTCTTGTTCTTAGACGTGCCACACTTGCCCGCAATATTGCCTTGGCTGTCAATTCTGACCCAATCTTGATTTACCCAGTCCTTCAGCTTTCCCATTATGACTTTTTACCTTTACTTTTTTTGGCGTAATTAGGGTCTTTACAGTATTTAGAGGCCGCCATGTTCGCATAAGCACTTGGGTACGTGTCAAAAGTACGTTCCGCCCAAGCTTTTCCTTTGGGACAAATCTTACTCCCTTTACTTTTTGGAGAAGATTTCTTTGATTTACGCGAATAAGACATAGTTCTACCCCATTAACTTTCCTACAAAAGGTGCAATTAAAATTAAAACAGCTAAACCCCAAAGTTTCACATCAAACGCTTTTAAAGCACTCTTGTTTTCAGTTAGCTTTTCTTCAATGCGTTGATAACGAAGATTACACTCCGCTTCATGCTTTTCTAATTTACTTAGAACATCTACGACTTTCATTCTTTCGTTACCACGCTTTGCAAGACCAGTATCTGGCACTAAATTTATCTTTTGCGGTGTCACACGAGTGACGCGCTCTAAAATTTTTTCTACGTCCCGGTTGATCTTTTTTGATGGACATTTTTGAGTCCCCAAACCGAACAAGTTTAATTTCAGAGCCTTTTTTGGCCAAAACCGCACTTTTCTTTGATTTTCCGGGAGTTCGCTTGGGTTTATTATATCCTGCAAAAGTTTCACCTCTGTATTTTATACGACCTGACGGGGTTCTAGTTACGTTTTTAGTTGTTGCCATGAATCCTCACTTGTAAAAAAATGCCGCGCTAGTAACATTTGTAAAATCAACATATATACCAGCATCAAACTTAACCCCTTCTTCAGGTATGGTTAAATCACCAGAGTCATTAGATTTTACGTGTAACGTAAAAACGGTTGTTCCACCAGAACCCCCGTTTTTAAACGCAATAACGCCTGTAGAGGTGTGGCCCATGTAATGAACTGCAACTAATCTAGCGGGACCCCCAGAAACTACGCCGCTGGATGTTAAAGTTTTTGCTCGTATGTCAGACCCTGCCATGACTGCGCCCCTTTAGCTGTAAAATACAGTTGCCGAAGTACATGCAGTAAAAGTTGATATATAAATATCACTTACACGCATACCCTCGTCTGGAATATTTACCGAATGAGTGTCTGACGCATCTAAATCCATGTCCAAAACAGTTGCGCCACCACTACCATTAGTAAAGGTGAGGCGTGGGCTTCCCGTCGTGGTTTTCACTTGGATTTGTCTAATGCGCGCAGGACCCACAGCCGCAGACCCTGTTCCCGTCAATCTTTTTGTTCTTACATCAGAACCTGCCATGATTTATTCCTTTTCTTTCGCGGGACGCCCGCGTTTTTTCTTTACAGGGGCATCCTCCCACGCCTCATTAATATCAGGAGTGGAGGGATCATCTGCTTTGAGAGTTCCGTTTTTATTACGAGCGCGAACTTGAGCGGGCTTGATTCCTCGAGCCGCTAGTTCTTCTTCGGACGCAGGTTTGAATCTACTCATAACCTACTCCTTATGCCGCTGCTATTGTGCCGCCTGTGTCAGAACGCTTCCAGTTTGTTCCGTCAGAGAAAGCTAATATTGCCGCGCCTGCTGCGCCGTTTGAAACAAATACAACAGTACCTGCGCCAGCGTCTGAAGCTGAAGGTGCGTTTGCTACGGTGTAAGTTGGGACGACGATGTCGCCAATAAAGCCAGCAGTTGAAGTCACTGGACCTGAAAATGTAGTCGATGCCATTTTAATACCCTTTGCATAAGGATTCGCCTTGTAGTCTATGCAACGTCAGGAGGGCGGGTACCTGTCTACAAAGCTAATATGTTGCCCTGAAAAAAGTATAAACTAAAAAAAAATAAAAAGAAAGGGGCCTTATAAAGGCCCCTTTCGTAAGACAGAATGAGGATTCCGTTCTTATGCTGCGCCGGGTGTTCCGTAAACGCTACGCCAATCGGATACACCGAAAGAATAACGCTCACGCGCTTTAAAGCGCATGTTACCCGTGTCAAAGTCTCCTTCCATTGCCGTTTTAATTGGCGAACGGTTGAAGTATTTGAAACCATTTGGTGCATCAGTTTTGATGAAGAATGCGTCTGAGTCTGTTAAGAAGTGGTTTACAACCGCTCCCTCTGGAATCATACCCATGTTTTTCATCGCATTGTTGTCGTTGTCAGCAGTACCTGAACGTAGGTTTGAGTTGATAACCCGCTCTGCAATGAATTGCAGTTCTTTTGGGATAATCAATTTCATACCACGAACAGCAATCTTCAGACCACGCTCATCAGTTAAACCAGCAATATCGATTAACATCTGCTCTAACGAAGTTTCGTTAAGGTCGGCAGCAACTGCCAAGACGTTAGTCTGGTTACCAGATAATGATGGGTGAGCTGCTGAACAAAGCGCTGCACCATCGCCAACCGCAGAAGCACCAGCCGTAAACGCATTGTTTAGGATAGAAGCTGCTTTGATTTGCTTTGTTTGAGCCATAGAACGGGCCAAAGCTTTAGTGTAGCGAGATGCCAGACGATCATAAAGGTTGTCTTCGACAGCCTCCTCAGTGATCGAAAATGCCAACGCAATAGTTTCGTGAGTGTAACGAGCAGTATATGTTTCTTGTGCATCGTCATAAGTAAGGGCACCGCCCTCGCTTTTAACAGGTGCAGTAGAAAAACCACCAAGCATGACTTCTTCT